TCATCTTTCGCTCCTGCGAAAAAAAACGGCAGGTCGCCATTCCTCTACGGCGACCTGCCGTTTTCGTTTTCTATTTATTTGTGTATATGACCTATTTAGAATTTAAACTCCCCTCTCCATTTTCCATCTCCCCCCTCGTGGCGGGGCGGACATTTGCCGGCATGGCTGCCGGCGATTTTACGGACATGCACGGTCGGTCGGTATCGTTCGCTAAAAATGATATGCCGGCATTTCAACGCAACACCAACCGCCTGATCCAGAAATTTCTGGGGCGGGGAATGCCCGGCCTGCCTGTTGATGCCCGCAACCACGACAAAGGGGAGGCAGCCGGCTGGTTGACAGCGGTGGAATTGGGAGAAACGGATGAGGGTGTGCCGGCACTGGTTTTTCAACCACAGTGGACGGAGCTAGGGGTCAATCTCATTGCCACACAACAAGTTGTAAATTTTTCGCCAACGGTTGACCTGAAACGGAAAACCGTGCTGGGCGGTTCGCTAACCAACTGGGCGGCCACGGTGGATGCCGACGGCGTGCCTATTTTTCGAGCGATTGAACTCCAACAATCGCCCGACTTTGGAGATACTATGGACAGAGAGGAATTGTTAGAATTGTTAGCCCGCGAACGGGCGACGATGGTCTCCGACCTAGCCACCGCACTGGGGTTGGGGGCTGTGACTGATGCCGGCACACTGCACGAGCTCATCGAGAAACAGACAAACGTGCGTTTGGAACAGCGACTAGCAGAACTGCAACGCACACAGGAACTAGCCGACCTAGCCCGCGATTTGGTCGGGGGGCATGATTTTGGATTGCCGGCAGTGGCGACCGACCTAGCCCGCGAACTGCAAAATTTACCCGCCAACTCATTTCCATTCTGGCAAAAGCTGTTGACAACCATCGTCAACAGCGGACTGACAGATTACCGCCAATTGGGACATGGTCGAGTATTGAACCGCAAAAAAACATTACCTGATTTTGTACAGACTGATTTGCGTGCCGGCAAAATCAAACTCACCGACCTGACCAACTCCATTTTGGCGGGGGTGGTGGGCGATTTGAACGAGTACGACACAACTGAATTCGGAGGTAACTAATGGCAGCATTGAGTGCAAACAAAAGTCGGCCCGTCCGCCTGCCGGCAGGTGGATTGACATTACGCAAACTACCCCTTGCCGGTTACACCAATTTTGGCGCCGGCTCTACAGCGCACACGGTTTATCAGGGTTGTCCCGTTGCCTGCGACGTGTCCGACACCGACGGCTATTTCCGGGCCGTGGGCAGTGGCGTAACTTGGGCATCAGGCGATGTGTTCGGGGGTATAGCTATCGAAAAACAGACTGTGACCTCCAGCGACACAGCCGACGGCAGCGTCGAGGTTTCGGTAAACGTCAATGGCATCTGGGGATTTCCCATTGCCTCCCTGGCCATCACAGACATTGGGGCGGCTATGTACGTATCAGACGACGATACCGTGACCACCTCATCTACAAATACGCTGTGGATTGGGTATCTGGTAAACGTAGATGCCACATACGCCTGGATTGATATTTCTGCAGCCGCTGGTCGGGCAAACAGCGCAACCTAAAAACGGGGAGAATAAAAATGGCTATTATTTCACGACAAAACTTTCCAGCCCACCTCGAATATGGTATTCGAGTTGGGTTTTTGAACGGACGCAAGGATTATAAATCTCTGCGGAATATGTTTGTGCGTCAAACATCCAGCAGTGGGGCGTTCGAGCTGTATGGCGATTTGGGTAGTGTACCCTGGCCCGTTCTCAATGCCGGCAAACAGGGCAGCGGCGGCACAGATGCCCGCACCGGCGCACCCGTGGCCGGGCGTATCAACGCTGGCGGACCCATAACGATTTGGGGAACTGAGGAACGTTCACTGCAGATCAACAATTTGGATTGGGAAATAGCGTTTGCTATCGAACTCAATGCCCTATCCGACAACCGGCTGGGCGATTTCGAGGCCTGGTCAAATGCGATGGGTTCCCGATTCGAGCAGCATTTAGACTATCTAGCGTTCAATGCCCTGAACAGCGGCGAGGCAACCACCAACTACGGGGCGGGCTATGATGGTTTGTCGTTTTTCAACAACAGTCACGTTGATCCAGGCGCAGTTTATACAACTGCGCAGGATAATCTGTATGCCCTGACCCTCTCCCTGGACAACTTTGATAGCGTGGTTGTGGCCGGCTCAAACCTGCGCGACGGGCAGGGGCAGCCGGCGGGATTGAGCCACACGCTACTCATCACCTCACCCACCAACCGTTTGCTGGCGCACAACATCACGCAAAACACCATGTCGTACGACACTGCCAACCGCGAATCCAACGCCTATGCCGGCATGACCACTGCCCTGATTGCGCCAGGCGGTTATTTGGACAGTACGGCCTGGTATGTGGTGGACACCAGCACCTCCCGCAGACCGCTGATTTTGCAAATGCGTCAGGAACCAACTCTAGTAACTTGGGACGATTACAGCCAGGGGGGTGGGATTCGCTATTTCAAGTGGCATGCACGTTACAACATCGGCTACGGCGACTGGCGGTTGTGTATGCAAGGCAACACGTAAAAACTGGGGGTGTGATTATGACTAACTTAACTGATTTAGACGTAACAACCCTAACCGTCTCTGGTTCCTCAGCCAACGTTGCGGCGTTGACTGGGGTGACTGCCGGCACAGTTACCGCCAGTAAGGCGTTGGTGGTGGATGCCAACAAGGATTTGTCGGCCCTGAGGAATTTGGGTATTGCCGGCACGCTAACCTGCAGCGGCGGCAACGGGGTTAACATCGTAGATGTACCCGACAATCTGGCAGCGGCTTGGTCGCTGAAAGAAGGCTCTACCAACTACATTGTTATCGTCACAACTGACAGCAACAAGCGTGTTTCATTTGGTGTGGATTTGGCATGTGGCGAGGGGGTGAATGTCAATGTTGGTACGACAACAGGCACGAAATTGCCGGCACTCTCCACTCAAAAGCTGGGGTTGTTCGGGGTAACACCCGTCACCCAACCAGCGGCGTTGACTGCCCAGCTAACCTCCATCACCCACACCGAGCCAGGTACGCCTGATTACGCTATCCAAAACCTGACCTCATCCAGCCCGTTTGGTTTCGTGACAGCTGATGAGGGCAATTCCGTTCTGAAAGTGATCTTAAATTTGCAGACGCGAATGGCGGAGCTGGAAAACAGGTTAGAAACGTTGGGGGCAATAGCCGCCAACTAGGAGGTGTGCGTTGAGATTGTTTGGATCCATATCCAGCGGGGCGGCCGTGGGCAGTGCCGGCAGTGCCACGGCCACCACGACCACCACCATTCCAGCGATTGGGTTCGTGGCGGCGATTATCGTTCGTTATAACGATTCGCCTCCCTCCACAACGGACGTAACCATTGCCACTGCCGGCACGGGTCATCCGGCCATAACCCTGTTGACATTGACCAATGCCAACACGGATGTTACCCGCAACGTGCGTCATGCTGTTCACGACAGCACGGGGGCAGTGGTGACGTTCGACGGTACAAATGCAGTTTACGATTTGCCGGCAGTGGCCGATTTTGTAACCGTTACTATCGCTCAAGCCAACAGCGGCGACAGCGTTGATGTGTGGATTTTTCTGACATGACGTACGGTACTGCGGCTAATGTTGCTGCCCTCACCCCTCGTTTTGCCGATGCCGGCACAGGGCTATTCACTACCACCACTCGCCCAACATTGGCGGCGGTGGAAAATAAAATGGCACAGTTGTCGGCTATGATAGATGCCCTCCTAGCCGAAAACGGCTATACCGTTCCCGTGACCGACAGCGACGTAACCCCCATGCTGGCGGCGTTTGTGGAGGAACAAACAGCCAGCATGGTCATTCAGACCAATGGCTCCCTGGTGCAGGGGCCCATCACCAGCTCCAACGGGGCGGTTATGGGTTGGTGGTCGTACATGACCAGAGAGGTGAAAGATTTTTTGGGGACGGTGGTCAATGGTCTGGAGCGCATGGGGGCAACGCGCAGTAGTGGCATTTCCACGGCCATTTCGTTTCGGGAAACGGATAGTGCCGGCACTGAAATAGTACCCATGTTCCAGAGGGGGGCATATGGCAATGTGGTCAAGGATTGGGGATGATGGCTGACCAACAAATTATTTACGATTTTTCGGAGATGGATCGCATATCCAATTTTTGGAGCAGGTTACAAAACCGTAGCCAACTGATTCGGGCTAAAACGAAACGAATCGTGGCTGACCTGCAGACGAAAATACACAAAACAGTTCGCATCTACCCTCCGCCTCTGCCCAACCAAAAATATGTGCGTACGTACAAATTGCAAAACAGTTGGCAGATGGGGGAGATTGAAGATGCCGGCACAGAAATAAAGGCCACGGTTTTCAGCGACGGGTCGGCACGCGGGCGGTACGGTGAATACGCTCAATACGTCATGCACGAAAAATACCAAGCCCAAATTCATCGCGGGCGGTGGCAGACGACGGACACGATTGCTGAAAAATATGCCGGCCAACTGACGGAGGAACTGACGACAATGGTTAAAAACCAACTGGAGGGTGAGGCATGAGCGAACTCTCCATTCAAAACGCCATCAAAACCATGCTGCAGGGCATGAGCGAATTTGCAGACGGGGATGTGGTCATCAACGATTGGTCTATTTTAGACGATCCCAACGCCAATGCCCCCTACGCCCTCATCGAAACAGCAGATGATTTTGTCAGCAACCAAAACAGTTTTACACCTGAAACAACCTGGCACATTCGCCTGACACTGGTGGAGCGATTCGAGGATTGGGAAACGACGTACAACAATTTGCGAACGCGGCGGCAGGCGGTGATTGACGAGTTTAACGAGGTAGGTGGCAACCGGTCGCCAGGCGGCGGGGCAGTTGTTTGCACATCCATCCGCAACGGGTCGGCTATACTGCCGCTGTTTAACCCCAACATTCCTCAACCACAGCGCGCCAACAGCGACCCCATTTTCATCAGCCAACTGATTCTGTTAGAGGTGGAGGAGTATTAAATATGGCAGCCGGCAAAAACAAGTTACAAAAACACATTCGGGTATATGCTGGCGGGGTGGACGTGTCTGGGGACGGTCGCACGTTGGGTACGCTAGACAACAGTTTTGAGGCTGTTGACCTGACCAGTTGGAGCAACAGCGTGCGTTACAGTATGGCTAACAAACAGCGCATGACGGGGGCGCGCGGGTTTAGCGGATTTATGAACGATGCCAGCGGCGGCTGGTTAGAGCGATTTCAAAATCCAGCCAACGCCAGAGCGTTCGCAGTCGTTTTTGGTGGCGGCGGCGAACCAGAGACGGGCGACCCAGCCTACATTTTGCCATCCCTGCAACACACTGCTCCGATTCAGGTGACTGGTGGAGCTGTTATTTTAACCACTGATTTTTTGCCAGAGGCAGAAAACATTGGCAATTTCGACAACCCCTGGGGAACGTTGATTTTTCCCAAAACTTCCATCTCGGCCACGACCAACGGCACGTTTATTGACAACGGGGCGGCGACGACAGCCGGCTATTCTGCGGTGGTGTTTGTTTTTGGTACGTCGTCAGGTTCGTTTTCATTTATCGTGCAACAGTCCACAACAGGAGCAGGGGCGGGTGAGGAAACGACATTGGTCACATTTAGTATAGATGGATCGTCCATCAGTTCCGATTTCGCAGACGGGTCGGGGTCGGTGGCGCGTTATATTCGTTTTCGAGCGGTTAGAACTGCCGGCATAGTCTCCTGCGCCTGCTGTTTTGCCCGTAATTATTAGAAGAGGTACAAAAAATGGCTGGAAAAAACCATATTGGAAAATCTATATACCTGTTTTGGGATGATTCTGGTGGCACGGCGCGTAATCTAACAGCAGATATGTTGCCAGATACCCTCTCCGGACCCGGACTGGTCATGGACGAGGTGGATATGACGGGGCAGTCGCAGCCTGTGAAAAATTATTTGGCGGGGCAGGGACGGAGCACTATCACCGCTAAATTCCACATGAACGACACCTCCACAACCGGCAGTTTTACTGTCATAAAAAATACGGTGGGGTCGGTGGGGACGTTGACCGTGCAATACGGTCAAAATGGGGCGGCACCCACGACTGGGGATCCAGAGTGGGAGGGGGAATATGTATTAGTAGCTGCCCCAGTGACCATCGAGGGCGGGCGGGCTGTTTTGAATCCGGTTTGGGAGGTGGGTAGTGCCACCGCGCCGGCATGGGGTACGGTTTAGTGAAACATAGTTATCCGTTTGACGACAGCCAGCCGTTTTATTTAGAACTGCCCGACCGCTGGCTGGGATCACACGCTCGTCGGCGGGATGAGGCGTTGGATTTGGCGGAGAAGGGCAACCTGCCGCCAACTCTGAAAAATTTTGCGGTGGCGATGGCTCTGCTGGACGACTGGCATTTGCCGGCACTGCCCAAAAATCCAAAAATGTGGGTTTTGGACGACGTGGAGCTACGCCTGATTGGTTGGGTAACGCAGACCGTCCTGCCGGCATTTTACGAAAATTTCATTGTGTCCCGAAACTGATTGAGGCAGTCGTGGACTGGCACGACCGCGACTGCCTCACCAACACATGGCGCAGTGAAAAGGGAGGGGTGTATGCTCCTCTAACTGTTTCCATTTTGGAAACATGGCAGCAGTGGCGGCGGTGGGGAACAATGCCAGCCGGCGGTGGCTGGTTAGACCAACCACTGCAGATGTTGGTACAAATGGCAGCCATCAATTTGGTGTTTGAAACATGGCAATTCTATCGTTCTGAACAGTGCGATTTTGCAAAAATGTCGCCTACCCAACTGTGGCTGATTACGGAATTTGACGAATGACTGAACAGGTAAAAGTTGACATAATCGTCAAAGCCCTCATCTCTGGTTTTGATGAGGGCAAATACAAATTCGACCAGTTGGCGGCAACGCAAAACAAATTGGCGTTGGCGATAGACAATGCCAGCAGCTCCATGGCCCGACTGGCAGCGGCGGAGAAAAATCTATCAGCCAACACCGACCCAGCCAAACAGGGGCAGTTGCGGACGGAGGTGTTGCGGGCGCAAACAGCGTTGGATAGCGAACTAAAAACGATAGACAACCTGAACAAAGAGCTGGACAAACTGCAGAAATCCAGCGACGACGCGGGTAAATCGCAGAAAAAATTGGGCGATGCGGCGGGCGATGTGGAACCCAAAACCCGAAAACAGAATAGTTCGTTGGGAGCCCTGACGGGGACAATTGGACAGGTAGCGGCGGCGGCGGGCATTTTCATTGGCGTTTTCAAAGAGGCTTTTGACATGGCTGAGGCCGGGGCACAGATTCAGTTAGCTGAGGAGCGACTGGGACGACTGGCTGGGAAAATCGGTACTACGTCGGAGGCGTTGATGGAAAAACTCCGACCGGCAGTGGGGGGCATGGCCTCGGATGCGGAACTGGTGGCGCAGGCGGGGCAGGTAATTGAGTTGGGATTGGCGAAAACAGAGGATGAGGCTGTACGCCTGACGACTGTTGTTTCCAAATTGGGATTAGACATGTCGCAGGTTATTTTGACATTTGCCAACGATTCCACCATGCGCCTAGACGCGTTGGGATTGTCGGTGGAGGATGTCACTGCCCGCACCAAAAAATACACCGATGCCGGCATTGAGGCCAGCAAAGCATTCGATATGGCGGTATTGGATGCGTTGGAGGGGCGGCTGGAACTGGTCGGCGATGCAACAGACAGCACTGCCGGCACATTTGAGCGAGCGCGGGTAAAAATAGACAACCTGACTGACAGTATCAAAAAAATATTGGCAACAGGTTTGGGGCCCTGGGTAGCGTTGGTCACGGGGCAGTATCACGATTCCATTCGTCAAATCGAGCAGGACAATTTGGCGGCAGCAGAGGCGACAGACGATTACACCCTAGCCCTGCACGAAAATTATCAGACTGAACAACAAATTATCACCTCCGCAGCCCGTTCCAGCGAAACGCTGGAGGAGTTCACTCAAAAATTACACGATGCCAAAGTGGAAACATATTTTGACGAGGCATTGATCGCCTCGTGGTATGAGTTAGAGCGCGGTATTTTTGTGGCTGAACAGGCCACACAGGTTTTCAATGAAACATTAGCGGAAACGGTGGCTAGACGGGAGCAGGTACGGGCAACGCTGGCAAAACAGGCGGAGGCGGAGGCGGCTGTACAACAAGCCTCCGAACGGGCAGCGGAACAGCAGGCGCGGGCGGCGGAGGAGCAAATGGGGCGGCTGGGGACACAGGTGGATTTGTGGTCCAGAATCGAGGAAAACATCGTCGTCGGACAACAGCAGTTGGCGGCGTTTGAGCGAGCGATGGATAGTGCAGTGGGCATGGAGCAACAGAAACGGCTGATTGACCTGGCTTTGTACTGGGGGACGATAACGGAGGAGGAAGCGGCGGCTAGGCACGAACTGTTGCGATTGGAGGAGGTACAAAATCGTATTTACAATACAGCACTGGCTCTGACCAGCGGCGTGCAGGTGTATTACGATTTAGCCGATGCTGCCTCTACCTACCGCCAACAGCTGGAACAGATAGAGGGGTTGAACATCCCCACTCCCCCCTCTCCCCCAACCGGTGGGGGGAGTACCGGCACGGGTCCGGGGGCGGGTGATCTCATTGCTCCACCTGGTGGCGGCTACATTCCCCCTACCCCACCACCACCACCGGCTACTGGTGGCAGCGGGCAACGGTATCAGGGGGCAGTAACCAGTGCCGGCATTGGCAGCACATACAACATTTGGTTAGACAACGCTCTCCTCGCTAGTGTGACTGGCACACTAACAGCGGGGGTGGTGGCAGAACAGATGGGGGTAAATGGCTGATGGCAGATACATTCGCTCTGATTTGCGGCAGTACAACAATTGATCTCAACGACACCAGCAACTATCTCATTCATGCCAACTCGTTCACGGCAAATTTACAGTTGCCGGCATTGGTTGAGCATCAGCCGCAGTCCGCTCCCCCCAGTTTGTTGGAAATGAGTGGGCAGGCGACGGTAATCAATTTTCGTTTGTCCGTTTTTGGCAGCAGTCGGGATGCGGTGTTAGCCAAAATTGCCAGGCTCAAACGATTGGCAGACGGGGCATGGCAGGTAGCGGCACAGTACGAATTAACCAACGCCAATAGCCAACCTGTTTATTTTAAAATCAAACGAGATGGGGCAACATACGCCACATTGCACCGTGTGCGTTACGGAAATATCAACGACGGACAGGGGCATTGGGAATACATAAACGAATCGTCGTCCTCGAAACTGTGCCGGCAGGCGTTGGTGACATTAACCGTAGAAGATGCCGGCATTTGTGATACGACCATGCGCCTCAAAAATTATATGACGGCCGGCGGCGATTCATTTACGCTGTTTTCCAGTGGGATAGCTATGGGTTGGGCGCAGATTGGGTTTGGTACCTATTCGCAGGAAACGACCTACTATCTGCTCAACAAATCGTGTCAAAAAGTGGTGACGGACAACTCAAACGAACAGGGCATTTGGAACAGCACAGCTATTACCTGCGCCACGACTGATGCCGTCTGCGGATTTGTGTGGATTGCCGGCACGGGCGACCCGATAACCCTGCGCCTGATCACAGGGGCATTAACCACCATTTCTGAAAAAACATTCACCCCCTCCTCCCCCACTGGTTACGACCAGTCGGTGACGGCTAATGGTCTGACCTGGTATCGTTATTCATTTTCCGATGATGGCGATCCGGCACGGGGCAGTGCCGATATTGCGTTTCGCATTGTGCGACGCAACACAGACGCAACACAGATAACCACGTTTTACCTAGATTGCGCCTATCTGACCGTTGGCAGCAGCACAGTTCCAGATGGGTGGAGTAGCCGCTATCGTTTGTACAACAAAGGGGATTACAGCTCTACCAATCCCAACAACATCAACCATTTGGACGTGGGTCTGTTGCCAGGCGATATGCCGGCACTGCTGTTGACCAAAATCACGCCCGAATCGAGCAAGGGGGGGACGCGGGTGGTGGCTAGTCGTTACACAGACACATTACACGCGGCGATGGACTATCCCGCATTTTTAGATAGCGGTACGGTGAGTTCCACGACTGCTAGTAGTGGATCATGGTCGTCGGTGGCGGATACCGATGCCGGCAACAGCACATCGTACCAGTTCACCGCCAGCGCAGACGGGGCCAGCGGGACGTTGTTTTGGGAAACAACCATCGTGGGCGACACGGCGTACAAACTATTTGCCCGACCGTTTGCCGTCATTTTGCGAGTCAAGAGCAATAGTTCGGCGGCGCAGGGGTACGTAACTATTACCGACCAGTTTGGGCGCACGTATAGTTACAGTAGTTCCACCAATTACTCGGATATTGCCAACAGCACCTACTGGTTGGTATTTGTGGATACGATTAACGCCACCAACGTCATTCCTGCCTCTCGCCCTGACACCTCGCAACCCACGATTACAATAACAGCGTCGGTTAAAAATATCGCTAACACCAAAACGGCGAATGTGGATGGATTGTGGTTTTTTCCGCAGGACGGCGAGTACATGATTACGGGCAAGGGATTGGTAAACGACAATGCCGTCTGGTTCGACCCCAATTTGCGCGCCAACCCTGTAGCGGGCGGGGTGGTGGCGCAAACGCAGCAGGGAACGTTGTACAATGTCATACCAGGCGTGGTTACTAACCGCCTGAACATTCTGCTGTACAAACAGACCAGCGGCAGTACGATGGACCAAAACGCCTATTTCGACACGGAACTAACCGTCACACCGCGCGCTAGATTTTTGATAGGGGGGTTGTAATGTTGACAGTGGGCATTTTCGAAAACGAAAACAACGCAGATATGGTGCGGTTTGTGGAAATGCCGGCACGGATTGGTGTTCGGTGTTCTCTGCCCGGCTGGTTGCAACGGGCGGAGTGGGCGGAGGTGAAACAAAACTATTACGCCAGCTATCATGCCTACCAAACCGAGTTGGGGCGGCGGGTGGCGTTTATGGACAAACAGATAAACGTGGTTTGCGATGGTTGGCTGTACGAGGCTATTCCCGATGGGCGGCATGTGATGTTTGTGGCCGGCGGGGCATGGAAACATCATGCAGATAGATTGGTAAAAAGTGCGTTCACGGCAACGGACACAATAGATACTGTCATAACGTCTGTGCTGTCTGGCTACGTGACGCATATTGATAGCGGCACATCTCACGTCGTCGGCAGCACAACGGCGGTTGGGAATCTGTATGAGGTTGCGGAAAACACAGGCAGTACGCCCGCGGACATCATCGTTGCGTTGATGGCGTTTTCGGATTCCAGCAATAATGTGTACGACTACTGGTTGCAATCACAGCCTCTAGTTTCTGAAAAACTCAAATACCCTGTGCCGCATCTGGCTGTGAGAAACAACAGTACAGCCGATTATGCGTTTTCGGAACGCGATTTGCGTAACAGGCCACAACAGTCACGTCATTTGTGGCAGTTGGCGACACGAACGACTGGCTATTATCGCCTATCCACCACTCTGACCGCCAACGCGGCGAGTGGGGCGACGGCACTGACAGTCTCTTCCATCACTGGTTTTGCCGACAACGACGAAATCGAGGTGACGTTGGATAGTGGCACGGTTCAGGCGACAACGGTAAATGGCGCACCTGCCGGCACAACGATAAACATTGACGACGCTCTTACCCATGCCGCTGCCAGCGGAAATGTGGTGCGGCGGGTGGCGTTGACGGCGACGGGGACAGACACAGACAGCACGGCGGAATCCGACTGGTGGCGCGTGGACAGCGAGTTCGAGAACGACCAGATGAACCAGGCGCAGGCGGAGCAGTACCGCGATGCGTATGCCGGCATTTTCAACGAATCTGTGGCGCAAAACGCATTTGTGATTACGTCTGCCACCATCTCTACCGCGGGGCGGGTGGCTGTGCCGGCAACCCACCTATTGAGACACCCGTTCTATTTTGAGGTGGCGGATTTCGAGCCAGACCGCGTGTTTTTTAGCACGAGTGTTGACTATGATGGCTATAGTTTCCGCATTGTGCCTGACCGACCTGACCAGCGGCTGGATTCGATGCTGAAACGTGCCGGCATCCAGGCGGGGGAGATGGTGTGGCGGGGGCTTGAACCAGACGTGCGACTGAAAAACAAACGAGGTGTATGATGAAAGACGGATTTAAAACAACAGAGTTTTGGTTGTCGTTGGTGAGCATCATTTTTGCGGCCCTGGTGTTGGGAGGGGTGATGGGGCGTGACGAGGCGCGGGCATGGCAGGATGTGGTGGCGGCATTGGTGCTGTTGGTTGTGCCGGCAATTTACACCCACTCTCGAACCTCGTTGAAATGCACTGACCATGATCATCGAAAAACTGGTTGA